ACGAAAACTATTGGTGCAGACTCGGACCTCTTCGGGAGGAAGTTCTTTTAACATAGGTTTCGTGGAAGAAATTGGGTTTGATACCGCAATGGGCTTTGGAACTTCCGGGGCAAGTATTACAACCACAACTGTTAGGGAGGTGGAATATTGATTACCGATGAAGCAAGAGCAGACCTCGCAAACTACTTGAAGACAACTTACACCAAGGCTAGAATTGGATTAGGCGGGAACAGTAGCAGTCCTATTTCCGAAGACCTTGATGTTCCCATTTATGATGTAAGCACGGTCGTTCGTTCTCTTTCCGATGAGAATGTTGTAGATTTCAAATTCTCTGTGGCGGGTTCTGCAATCTCCGGATACACGATTCGTGAATTGGGTATCTTTGATGCGACATATTCCAAGATGCTCACACGGCTCAACTTTGAAGGGATTGGTCCCTTCTCATCGGGCGATGTGGACTTCTTTGTGACCATTGAGGTGGAGTGAAATGACGAGTAGCGACAATAGCGGAGGATTCAGCAGAATGGCGGTTGACCCCACATTAGGGGGTCTTCGTGACGGAACTGATTTCCCACATAGCGGCATCTTCCATGCTTTGAACATAGCGAGTGGGGGCAGTTATGCCGTGCTGGATGGGAACAACTTTGACATTACGCAAAGTGATTCATCGGGCAATACGCAGTTTGTTGTAGCGGCTGGTAGAGTGTTTAGAGATGGAGAATACCTTGCAGAAATCGCTACTGCTACCTTTACACAAGGGACTCCTGCTACCTTTGACGAACCAACGGCTGGTAATATGTATTACCTTCTTGTTGTAAACGCCAGCAATGTTTTGGAACTGAAAGATAATAACAGTTTAACGGCAGTAGATATTGTTCCTGTTCCTGCCGCAGGAGATATTCCTATTGCGGTTATTCGTTTGGCCGCAGGAGAAACTACAACTCAGCGGCATATTCAATTCTTGACTACCGGTAAAACAAGCAATTCAGTTAGTATTGGTTATCCTAGCGGCTCCAATTATAGTGAGCAGTTGTCCATCACAAGCGATGGAACAAATGTTGCTTTTGCTGGTGCTAGTAATAGTGATATTCAGTTTACGCCTTCGGGTTCGGGACAAGTTGATGTGACTACGGGTGATATGATTGTCAGCAATGGGAATTTTGAGGTTCCCAATGGATACTCGGAACTCACAGTAGTTAAGAGTGTAACTGATGGAGGGGCCGCAGGATTAGTTGCAGGAACTCCTGTTTATCCAACGAATTACGCCTCCGGAAAAATTATCGTGGATAAAGCCGATGCTACTCAAGCAGATGGAAAATACCCTGCGATTGGTTTGGTGTATGCTAATATCTCTTCGGGTGGTAACGGTAAGGTTGTCGTCAACGGGTTAACCGGAGATATTGGAGCGGCTTTGTTTGATGCTGGTTCCTATTCCGAGGGCGATGTGATTTATCTTTCCCCCAATGTTGGAAAACTTACGAACACTCGCCCCAATGCAACTACGGATATTGTTCAAAACATTGGTAGAATCGTTCATCTTAGTTCTTTTACTGCGGGTTCTTCGGGAACGGCGAAAATTCTAGTGCAGGGTTCGGGCCGTTCAAACGATGTTACGAACGATGGCTTTGTAACCACTAATGCTTCTTCTATTCCTAACTCTAGACAGATTACTGCTGGAACAGGAATTGCGCTTAACGATGGTGGTGCTGGCTCAACTCTTGAAGTTGTCAATTCAGCACCCGACCAAACAGTAAGTTTGACCGGGGCAGGCATTACCGAAGTTACAGGGACTTATCCCAACTTTACTATTACTTCCACAGAAGAAGATACATTAAATTCAGTAACAGGAAGGGGCAACACAACCACCAATAATATTACTGTTGGTAACTTAAGTGCCGGAGAAACTGATGTTGACGGATTAACGAACAGTAAACACTTGGTTGCATCTAAGAAAGAAGCCTTACTAGCAGACTTCCCTGTTTTGGGTGGTGGTCCTCCGATTGAAGATATGGTCTTCTATATCAATGAACCGGGGCCGTTTGGATTACCTGATGCCTCGGCTCATGATGGAACCGTTATTACGCTCAAGAATATCTATGCGGCGGCAGTAACGATTTCTTCTCTTGCAGGGCAACTCATTGATGAAGGCGTTTTCTCTCACGATGCAAGGCTTACTGCGGCCAATACCATTACTTTGGATAGAATGGAAAGCATTACTTTGCAGGGCGTCACAGATGCTTTGGCTACTTTAACAACAGGGTGGATGGTTATTGATACTGATAGCGACACAGATACCGATACGGGCATCCTAAATGTTGTTGAAGATACTACGCCACAATTGGGTGGTATGTTGGATGTCAACGGTAATTCCATTGGGGACGGCACTAATGAATTGCTCAGTTTTTCGGAAACAGCGAGCGCAGTAAATTATCTTGAAATTACCAATGCCGCCACAACAAATGACCCTAAGTTATCTGCGGCTGGTAGTGATACCAATATTGGTATTGAAATTGAATCTAAAGGAACCGGGCTAATAACATTAGATGGTAATGTTTTGATGGGGGAAGTCGTCGGGACTTACGGGACCGCACCTAGAAACTTGAACTTAATTGGCCCGGATGCAGTTATGCGAGTTGCCCGAACATCAACACTTGCCTACGCTCCGGCGATGGAATTGATTCACCTATCTTCAGATGGAAACACCACCAACGCATATTTTGACATTTTTTTAGAAACAGACAAACTTCAATTTAGAGATAGAACAACTGCTGGTGGCGCAGGTCAAGCGGCAGGAATTGAAATCCTTACTCTCATGGAGGGAACAGGTAAAGTTGGAATTCAAAATCCCTCACCTACTGCTGACTTAGACCTTGTGGACGGGGGAACATTCCGTTCAACAAGGCTTCTAACTGTCAATATTACGGCTGACGATACTTTAACTGAAAGTGAACACGCCGGTAGGTATTGTTTTGTAACGGGTGCTAGCAGAACTATTACTTTGGGGGCGACAACGGCTGATGTAGCGGCAGGTATTCATTACACTTTAATTAGTAACGACGCCAACGGCTTCACACTAACTTCCACGAAAACAATGAATGGTTCATCTGATGATATTACCGTTACTGCGAGAAACGCTGTAACTATTATTGCCGATGGGTCTAATTATGTTGTATTAGGTGCGTGATTAAAATGTATTTGGGTGTTGCTGGTGCTTGCGCTGAACAGAAAGCAAATGCCTCCACTACCGCCTATACTTTAGAAGGCATCACCTTCCAAGATACGGGTGACTTCGTTGGGCAATACACAGTTGACTTGGGAATCGGCACGGGGAAGTTGGTGATTATTGACCTTGCAGGGGACTTCGTTGAAGCCTATGACTTTGATGATGCGAGTATGCCAGCCGTTAACGGAAGTGCTAATGAAACTGATAACCCCGGCCTCTCAAATCCCCGTGGGTTCACCTTTGGTGACAACGGTAATTACTACTATGTGGGTGGAACTGCCAGTCCTTGGGTTAGGCGGCTCGCCCTTAGCACCGCATATGATGTGAGTAGTGCTGGAACTGCACAGAACATTAGCAGTTCATTACATAATGCTGGTGTGCAGGGTATCGCATTCAACGACAATGGAACAAAACTCTTCATTGCAGACCAAGGATTCGTCAAGACTGTCACGCTTACAACTGCTTGGGATTTGAGTGCTGGTTCAACCTCAACGCACACAATTAGTAGCACAACTGATAGTGACGGTGACTCAATCAACAATCTCTCCTGTATTCGCTTCAACGCTGATGGAACAAAGATGTTCCTTTCTTACCGCACTTCATTCGGGGACCAAGCACAAACCGCCAATCATCCTAAAATTGCTGAGTTTGACCTAAGCACGGCATATACGGTGTCAACCAAAACATTCGTCCGTCACTTAGATGTTCACCCTTACCTTGGTCTTTATGACACAACGCCCATTCCCCGACCCACATTCATTGGTGGGTTTGATTGGAACTCCGATGGAACTCAACTGTTTATGTCGGCGGTTCACCAAGACGCTTCCGATAGTGTTGGTCCGAAGATTTTGAGATACGCTCTTTCTTGATTCCGCAAGGTTTATTTTCTACACTTGAATGTCGGTGTGTGAGAGTTTCTATCTACGAAGTCGGTCCTAGGGATGGCCTACAGGCCCTTGAAGAATTTGTCCCAACTGAGGTCAAGCAACGGCTGATTGCTTCCCTCTATGAAGCAGGGCTTGAGCATGTTGAAGAAACGAGTATGGTTCATCCTCGCCTCGTCCCCCAAATGGCCGACGCCGAGGAAGTTTTCTCTAAGGGAGCAGTCTTGGTTCTCAACGAGAGAGGATATAAAAGAGCAAAATCGGTAGGTGCTTCAAAAATCAACATAGTATTTTCTCCCTGTGAAACATTTAATTTGAAAAACATGAATAAAACTAGAAGCGAATTAATTCTCATGTATCGTAATTTCTTAGATAAGACTCCTAAAGATGATGTTAGAGTGTATTTGTCAATGGCCTTTGGTAGTCCTTATAGTGGTAGTTTTACTGAACAACAGATTCGCTTGTGTTTGCGAGATGTGAAGATGCTCGGCACTACTGTTGTTTTCTCCGATACTGTTGGGGTTGGGTTGGAGAAGGAAGTGGCTCTCTTTGCTAAACTTGCTAGAGAAGAAGGCCTTACGCCAGCCCTGCACCTTCATCATAAAGGAAAAGAAGAAAGAGCAATGTCATTAGTAAGAGCAGGATTGCTAGCAGGTATTACCCAATTTGATTCTAGCATCGGTGGTCTTGGCGGTTGCCCATTCGTGGAAGAAAGCGGGGCTAATCTTTCTACTGAAACGCTGGCTGAAAGCCTAAATGCTTGGGGTTTTGAAACAGGAATTGATTTGGAAAAACTTCGTAAATCCAGCAAAATCGCTGGAAAAATCAAAATGAAAAAAGGGGCCGCATGGCTCGTCAATTAAGACGAACCATACGACCCCAAAATTCACTTCCAAATACCGTTGCAACTACGGCATTCCCACAGTTTTACCTTTCCATCGGACCCAATGTAGAATCCTTGTATTCTTATTGCAATGGTGCGTTCACCGCAATAAGGGCATTTCTGCCTCAAACTCATTTCTTCTCATCTCGTTGATTCATGAGTCTTTTCATGTATTCTTCAACGGATTGTTCGGTCAAATTAGACCCACCAAAAGCGGCGAAAAACAACAGAATCGTAATCGCCATAAACAAAAAAGTCCCGACCCATTCCCATGTAGACATTACCAATCAACCTCCAAATTCAACATCTCTTCCTTTTCAACAGAGAAAGCCTTGACGATACCGTTCTCTTGACCATACTTCCAAAGGTCATACACAATCTTGGTATCCTTCATACAATACTCAACAACCTTGTCATATTCACCTTGTTTCCAAAGTTTGGGTGCGTCTGCACTCTCCATCAACTTGGAAGTATTGAGGGTGTTTTGGCCTAGGTTTTGCAACTGAAACCGTTCACCATAAGCCTTGGTCAAGATTCTACTTGTGTCAATGTAACGCTTATCGTTCAAGTATTTTTGAACACAGTAAATGTCCATTGAGTCTTTGAGAATCGCCAAATCAAAAGAAGCAATGTTGTGACCAAGAAGCACACCACCCTTCTCAAAATGCTCATCAAGGTCGTATTTCAAATCCCTCAATGACTTGATGATGTTACCCGACTTCGCAAACGAATCCAAAGGCTCGTCAACATACACCGTTCCAACCGAACCGTCCCAAGTAGCGACAGTAGAAACTTGGAACATGTGCGTATTACCAAAACCCCCGATTTCATGGGACATGTTTTTGGTTTCAATGTCCAAAGCAAGCACGGTCATGTAATCACTTCTTGGAGGGAGTGGACCACGCCTGCTTAATCTTCTGCTCGGTTTCATCAACGGACTCAACGGGTTCATCGGTGCGGCGCTTAAGGAAGGCCACAATGTTGGTGTTCGCTACTGTAAGCATGGAACAACACTCCCATCCTTCTTCTCCGTAAGTGTTCAAAGATTCAATGATAACCTTAGGTCCCTTTGTCACATCAAACACGATAAATGTATTTTCCCACTTCATCTTACTCACCTTTTAACTTAATGTAGACTGTTTTTCCTTCTTTTCTAGTATCAAAGTCGGCAGAAATACTCTTGAAGTTGCGATAGATGATTGCTTGTTTCTTCCCGGTTACTCGTTCCACTTCATCAAAGAGTTTCTTCTTCAAGAGGTATCCATCTTCTTCCTTGTCAAGTCGCACATAGGCTTTCAAGATTTCACCATTAAGCGGAGTGACCTTCTGCTTCTCTAGGCTCATTTCTAACCACTCTTTCAATGATTTATAGCAGTTCCGGACGATGAAGGCGGCTTGGTTTACATTGCGGGAACTCACAATAAACCGCTTATCCTTGTCTTTGATGGAGTTGGCCTCAGCCACGCAACAAAGAATTGCAATCTTACCAAGCAAACCCAACCAACGAGTTTGGAAGTTTTTCACAATGTCACGAACAGGACCAACTGAAGAATCACTCCACTTGTCCATGTCGTCAAGACGCATCTGCAAAGTGTCGTTGAAGTTGGGCGAGAAGCGAATGGTAAGGCGAGCATCAGCGTCACCGGTAGAAGACTCCTTGGCCGTTTCATCGTAGCGTTGCTTCGTTGTTTCGTAGACCTTGAACAGGGCATTTGCGAATCGGTCAATGGGCATGTCGCTCTCTTCAATGACACCAAAGTTTGCTACAATCTTCTCACGAATGTTGCGTTGCTTCTCTTCGGAAACATGGCGAACCAAGACCAAGGCTCTTTGGAAAAGACCCGTTTCAACGATAGCACTATCCAAATTCTTTGGGTGGAAAGTAGTGGCTAAGATGGAACGCTCGGACTTACAAACAACCTTTGGCCCTTCCTTGAGTTTCTTAGTAATCCTCCAAGAGGAACCGCAAAGACTGTTGCAGAGCGTGTTGAGGTAAGTGACAATACCTTCCTTGTGTTGAGTTTGCTTGAAGATACCGGAGTTGGAAAACTCGTCCCAACGAGCAAGTCCGTGACCATCCAATTCACCCTTGATGTGATTCCATCGTTGGTTTCCATCTTCGTCAATGTAGGGGTCTTGGTAGCCAATCAAGGCCGCATCCGTGTATTCAACAATGTCAAAGTTGTCGTATTGTTGTAGTGGGATAGAGATTGGCTCCTCGTTAGCATCAATCTCATTGTTGTTGTCCTTTTGGATACGGGCAATCTCTTCCCTAGGAAGATACTTCTCAACCGTGTTGATTCGTTCCCAAAGCATCTCGGAAACAGGCAAAACGAAGTCCATAATAGCAGTCTTACCGGTCCCGGAGTTTTGAATCCAAACAAAGTGCAGTCGGGAGTCGTCGCTTGACTTACCCCTAGGAATATGCACAAATTGTTTCACGGCTTGTCCAATCAACACAAGACAGGTCAATGCGGCAGGAATGTCGTTGTATTTGGAATACTTCAACGCCTCTTGCATCCATTCTTCAATGAGAGCAGGCAACTTTGTTGCTCCCTTGTCTTCTGCGGTTTCTTCTTCAAAATAAATGTCTTCATTCATATTTTCACTTTCCTTTCACTATAAAGAACCTCTAAAATTCTAGAGGCAGTCTTCTCACCTATTCCGTCAATTGTCGTGATTTCGTTGACGGGGTGGAGTCCAATTTCTTGGATTGAGCCAAACTTCTCAATGAGGGCTTTAGCCTTTTTGTATGATACGCCCTTGATTGAACACAATACATCAAGTCGCAAGTCGTCCGTAGTGACTCGCTTAATCAGTTCGGGGCGGATTGCTTCACGGTTGATGGGTTTGATTTTACAGAAGGCAGTAATCAACATTGATGCCTCCTTCTCACTCTCTACCCACATTGGTTTCGTATCCGTGTCCAAAGCGATTCTAGATATGCCTCCCAAAAATTTATTCTTTAAGAGGATTCTTCTGCTCTCTCTAGGCATTTTACTATTGGAGTTGTCAATTACAGTTTCTATTGCATCATCCAAAGAACCGTAAATAATTACAAAGTTTAGGTTAAAGTGCCTATCCATATTGTCAATTTGATTCCAAATTCTTTTTGACATTACAGAACCAAGAAAGTCAATTGTAGACTTTGCTTCAAAGCACATGTCTTCAAAGACATAATCTCCAACTTCAATCCACTTCTTCTCAGTAGTAATTCCTAGATACTTAGCATCTGCTTCTACCAAGCCCACAAGTTTGGAGCCTTCTTTTTCTCGGCTATCAATTACAAGCATCAGTCAACCCACCGTAGCAAACTTGTGTATTTTGGTCGCACATGTTTGTAGTCCTTCTGCGTTCCAATGAATTTGAAGACCAACCATTCGGGCCACTCTTCCGGGTATTCACTACCTTCATCTTTGAACGACTTGTGACGGTATCTAAACTCGCCCATGTAAAGTGGGTCAAACTTCCACACAACTCGGTCGCCTTCCATGTAGACTTCCCAACCGTCTTGATTGATGATTCTTCTAGGGTGCGGGTGTTCCACATCTTCCAAATCATCAATGTAGGTTGGTGCGCTCATCATTTTGTTCCAATCATTTTCATTGTATCTCATTGTTTTTCCTCCTTATCTAAGTAGTCGGGGTAGCGCCAGCAACGGCCAACACAATACCCTTCGGGGATGAGTTTGGTTTTACAGTTAGGAGTTTTGTAATTACCAAATACTGTGAACTTTGCATGTCTTCTTGTGGTGGCTTTATCCCAATCCAGCCACACTCCATCAATAGAAGCAAGCCGTTCAATTTCATCAATGACTCTATCCAAGACTTCCTTCTTTTGCTCGTCCGTAATCAATCTCGTTCGTTGCGTGAGTAGGTCACGATACCATGCTACAAGGTAGGCTCTCGCCATGTGGCTTGGATTCTCCACCATCACGGAGTTGTGAAGGCACGGAAGGAGGGGCAAACTGCCCTCAATCTTCGTGACTTTGACCTCTTCACCGCTCATTTCAATGGGCGGCAAATTTGGCCATTTTACGGGGTTAGAGTTTGACACTTTTCTTGCGATGAGCCTAGGCTCAGAGGCCAACTTTTTGATTTCTTGAAGGCCCGATTTTAGGTCGTCTTCAAAGATGGGGATGCAATAGTAAGGGACACCGTTTTCGTCCGAAGATGAGAGGTTCACCGTGTTGGGGACTCTCCTCAATCGGGTAGTTTGTCCTACTCGGTCGTCCAAGGTAGAGCCTTCCGGTAAGAGTCCCTTGATGATTCGGTGGAACGCTTGGATATTCCGAATGTCGTCGGTCACTTCACCATACACAAACAGGTGGAAGCCCTTACCGGAGAAAAACATGGTGTGTAAATAGTCATGATTGTTGATGTAATCCACCACGACTTTCAAATCTTCAAACGCCTGCTCCAAGTTACCATCATGTGCATCAAAATCTAAGAACACTCTGTCAAGAATTACAGAGGCTTCAATCTTAGCCGTTTCAGCAAAGGCGGCGAAATCGTAAACACTAGTGTAAACATTCGTGCGATTGTTGAATTCTTTGATGAACGAAATGTATTCATTCTTCGTCTTCACTATTTTTCTCTTCATCTGTGGTGCGTTCTTGATGTGACTCCCCGCCCACACTTCTCTCGGAAACTTCATTTTTATTACCTCCAAAGTTAATTGTTGCTTCTTCTAGCATTTGCATTACTACTCCTGCTATCTCTCCGTTTAGTTGTGTCTTAACGATGTGCCTAAAGGCATCTTCAATCGTATAGCCAACTAATCCTTCGTTGATTTTAGTTTCTCTTACTAACTCAAACCTATCAATAAGTTTGGACTCGTTGTAGATTTCATCAGCAAGATAACTGACTGTTTGCTTGATGTTGGAAATTTCTTTGAATGTCCAATCTCTTGCAAGAACCTTTAATTTAATTTCCTCACTATTCATTCCATCACAACCAAGTTTGTTCGTCACAGATTGGGAAGAAGGAACAATGCATACAAGTCTTCGCAAAGAATTTCTCCGGATAGGATTGGTCTTCATAAGCCTTAATTAATCTAGCAATGGACTTCATTAATGCAGTCGTGGTAGCCTTGACAACCTTCTCGCAAAAGAAATGGTTGGAAACAGGATAATACCAAGACCAATGCGTAACGGGAATGTTTGGTTCCATTCCAGCATTACGCAGAATAGCGTCCGAAGAATTCTCAATCATGAGTTTGTAGAAAGCCATTTCCTTTCGCATACTCGTTTTCTTGTAGTCCTTCCAAGCACCGGTCTTGAATTCCATTGGAATGAACCCACCATCTTCCAAGAATACACGGTCAATGATTCCCTGCAAGTGGACTTTGTAATCTCGTCGTAGAGGGTTCTTTGGGTCTGTATTGGCACGAATCCAAATCTCGCAATCAAGTTTACCTTCATTACAAGCAGGAAGGTAAGAGTCCAATTTATCTTCATTCCTAGCATCAATGAAGCGTTGTGCTTCAAAGAGTGCAATGTCGGCGTAGTCGTAGAAGTAGTCGTCGTCTTCCGGGAAAAGCGAGGTGCAGTAGCCTACAACTTCGTCGGGAGTCATGCCTTCTGCCTTCTTAATGTCAAAATCGTTGAAGAAGTCTTCACGGGCATTGTGCATGATGGTTCCCTTTCGCATGGCTTCTGTTTGGTCAATAGGGCGGCGTTCCACATACGAGAATTGGTATTTCTTTGGACACCACTCAAAGGTTCCAAGTGAAGACTTTGTAATCTTCAAGATGGGTTCTGTGGGGTCGTCGTAGTTTTCCGGTAACCATTGATAGGTATATTCATCCATCGCTTCAATATCTGCATTGTATTTTTCTTCGTTATTCAAAACCATTCCTCCAATGTTTTCATTTTTGTTCGTATTTTATTTGTGTCCCAATTCATAGCCTTGTAGATAGGCTCGGCTTTCTTGACGACTTGCTCGGCATAGTGCGCCCAATCGGGAGTAAATTGTTGTAGTTCCTCAAAGGTCCTACCAGCAACATAAGTTGCTTCTACTGCTTTTCCGGTAATCGGATGGATGAAGTGGCCTACAGGCTTCACCCGAATGTGGACATAAGAATCCACATCAAGAGGCAAACCGTTCTGCTGATGCGCCCAAATAAATCCAGCACTACCAGCACTATAGGTTGGCTTCTTTCCATCTTTTGTTCTAAGGTGGCTAAAGTCCTTGCCGCACTTGGAACAGTAAGCATCAAACTTGCCTCCAGTATGTTTCCTGTAGGTTTGGAATGCGGTCGTTTTCCTACCACAAGAACACTTTAGGTCAAAGTTTTCGGGCTTAAAGCGGCTTCTTTTGACAATATCTGTAAAGTCAACTTCACCTCTCTTGACCTTAGAATACAGGTCGTTGAGGTAATTGTTGATTTCATCAAAGGGCTTCTGTTCAACCCACATCATCAACACCGTCTTTTGAATGTCCTTAGCAAACTTCGTTTCAGCGAGTTTCTTTGCAGTAAAGCCCGTCATTGCAAACTTAGGCTCCTCAAGCCAAACACCGTCAAGCCAAGATACAAGACCAGCATTGCGATTCTTTGTCGTTCCAACACCGAGGCTAGAGTAGAATTTTTCAAACTCTAAAACTACGGGGTGTTGTTCCAATCCCAAAACATTGGGAAAGATTTTACGAACCTCGTCGTTAATCGTAGCAATGGTTTCTTCTGCTTTCTCTACTGATTCGCATTGAACATAGATGGAGTCCGTGTGTCCGTAAACGACTTTCACGGAGTCCACTCCTTATCTTCGCCTCCACTAGAGAGTAAAGCCAAGGCTAATCCTCCCGTTGCGACTGCGGCAGTTCCAATAATTGCAATTTCCAATAATTTTCCAATCAATTTGTATTCCTCCTCATTTTTCTGTAACAACTGTAACATATTTTGTAGTTGGGGTGTAGGGTTTTCGCCCATTCGTAGCAAACCCTACAATGCATTTTTCTTCGCCTCTTCACAGGTCTTACATTTGTGTCCGGTAAATAATTCCGGCTTATGCGCTAATGGTTTTTCGCACTTCATCATTCTAGCCTCCTTGCAACAAAAGCGGCCTCACGGATGGCCTCTCTAGCACTAGCGGTAATGCTCGCCGCTAAATCCTTATTGCTCCAACCGAATCCTCGGAATGCGAGAATCCCGTAGAAAGAAGCCATGAGCCTCTTGACGGCCATTTGGTTGTTGTTCCACTTGACCTCTTCATCCTTGTCCCCTGCATCCCTAGCGGCCTTCATTTCAGCCTTGTAGGTGTTGCGGAGAGCCTTCAATTCAAGAAGGGAGCGAGGCAACAGACCCAACTCATCCGTCTTGAAGTAGACCATGTTCGGCGTGTATCCTGCCGGGAGAGGGCGCAGATTTTGAGGCATGTTCAAGTCAGCGCCGAAAGGGGTGGGTTCATCGCTGATGGTTTCAAAACTGATGTTCCGGGCGATAATCATTGAAGGATACAGGCCAGCAAAGTCAAAGGCGGCTACATTGAGGTGCAGTCCATTGGTTCCCTCGTCCAATGGATTGTAAATCATAGCACCCGAATAGGACAAAGACTCGCCACACTTCTTGCAGGTCTTCAACTGTTTGTCCTTAGGATTCTCATGACCGCAACTATCGCAAATCTTGACCTTCAACCTCACTCCTGTTTTACACTTCCAAGAAGCGTTTCGCATGAAGTAGATAGAACCCATGTGAGAAGCAAAGAAGCACGACTCAAAGGGAGCCTTTAGCAATCTTTGAAGTGCAATAATCGCTTCACTACAATGGTTTTCTTCGTCAATCTTTCGCAACAACTCTACATCAACAATGGTGTATTGCAAGTAAGCGTATTGGTCTTCCAGCCAAGCCCTTGTATAGAATTCATTGGGGTCAGTAAACTTCGTTTCAATGTATTTCCCTTCACCAAAAAGCGTCTTGGAAACATAGTCCAAAGCAAGACTAGGGAGCGTTCCTCGTTGTGCGTCGTTCCATTGCCGTTCAAAGGCAACATCAAGATTGAGCATCAGCATACCTTTGACCGGTTGTGCGATGGGAGAGTAGCCGTCCTTCTTGGTAAAGTAAGGCTCTCCATCATCGTAGCGGATACCGTCAATGATTCCCAAAGGTGAAATTACAGATGGGTCAATACGATTCTCGCAACAACGGTCCAACAACTTGGGCAAGTCAAACTTCAAACCAAACCAAGCAATCATCATGTCGGGTCGTTCTTGAACAAGGAAATCAACAAAATTCTGTAGCATTTCCCTTTCGCTACCAAAGACTCGCATAGCGGTGGGGCCGTAGTTTTCTACTTCGGGTTGACCATGCTCTACAACAGTCCCATTAGGATACCAAACCCAAAGCGTGTGGTTTTGAGAGAAGTTATCGTAGAGTCCAATCGCAGTAATCTTACCGTCATGGTCCCCTCCACCCTGAAGCCATTCCATATCCCAATAGTATTTCTTGAGTTTGTAGGTTGGCATTTCTTCAATCTCATCAACGGCATAACGATTCACCAAAGAAACATCTGCTTCGTAAGTCATGTCACCATTACGAGGGTGCATGAAGGCTTTCTTGGCGCTATTGAGATGAGAAGGCTTGTCGTAGAACACTTTCTTGAGAGCCTTACCATCAAGAGTAAACCATTCGCCATTGTGTGGTCCGTAGGTAAAATCACGCTTCAAAGCGCCATGCTTGTAGGAGTTGGCTTGGCGATAAGAAGCAGGAACGAAAAAATATGGTTTGAATTCCTCTTCGTTCTCAATTCTTTTTCCATCTTGGTTTCTGTAGCAGGTATAGATTGTGTCTTCTGTATTTGCAATTATCATTGATATTCCTCAGTATTTTTACTCAATGTGAGGCGCACGAATAAGGAACCGATTTTCATTTAGTAAAAGTAATGGAAATTCATCTCTCATGTGGAGAACGAAGTTTTCATTGAAGAACTTGTGAAGTGGTCCGGTATAGGACACCGTGGCGTCCTCCCCAATGTGGCGCTCGTTTTGTTCAATGGTTAGTTGTTGGTCGTATGACTTCAAACCGTTTCGGGCAGAGATTCGCAAGTTGCTATCCTTGAAGTCAAAGGTAGTGTAGCCTCCACCAATCAAGTCACACATATCGGCTGAATTCTTGAAACTCTCAACATCAACCGTGCATCGTGCTTCAAAAGCAGTCCCGTTGAAGGAAGGCATGGCGGTGTTGGATGAGTCAACTACAAAGTCCATCTTCTTGACATTGTTGATGGTGTTGATGTGAGAGTGTTCACGAAGCAATGGTAGTGTCACTTTGCCTTCGGAAACGATACACAAGTGGTTGTGTAAGTCCTCTTCTGTTGAGATTTGGAGTGAAACTTCACCCTTGATTTTCCTCAAAAATTTGAGAACCTCGTCCCCGTCAAAGGCACAGGAAACAGAAGGTCCTCTAACATCAACAGTATCTAATTCAAGACGAGCGATACAAGTCGGGTCTGCATTCCAAAGCATTACACCTTGTCCAACAGAACCTTCCAAGAGGATTTGACTACCGAGAGAACCACTCTTCTCACCATACTTACCCTTCATCATGAGGTCGTTAATGGAGTTGGCTAGAGTCTTGCTATCACAAGTAATGAAAATCAAATTCTCATCTCCTTGATTTCATCAATACCGTTCCATTGAACGCTTCCGTCACGATTAATCGTCAAGAAGTTGAAACGCTTACCGACAAGAACAGGGTGATATTTACTGCTCTTGACTTCCGCTTGGTATTCTGTTCCTCTTGCCGTCACTCTTTGAGTTGTCTTCAAGACCGAGTGGAGATGAGAATCCCATCGGTTCCAAATTGGAGCAGGGGCTTCATCACGGAACGGTGGCTTTGTGTGCGTAATGTAAATGCGGTGACAGTCAAGAGAAAGCGACTCCTTCAAGACTTCACGGTAAGGCTGGTTTCGTTGGAACCAATCTTGTTGAGCCTTGGCTTTCATGGGTCGCATTCTTGAGTTTTCCATCCCGGTCATATACAAAGTGCAGTAGTCCAGCCACGAATCTACACCGTCCCAAACGAACAGAATTTCTTCGCTTGAATTTTCAATCTCTTGGCGAACAAGAGCAATGAAGGAACGAATGTTCCCTTGTGTTTGGTAAGGAAGGAAGTTACCTTCTTCGTCTTCTGCGGCAGGGTTGAAGATTACAATGCGGTCTGTAGCATCGTAGTTTGTCTTCCAAGTTGGGACTGCGCCAATGTCACAGTCAAGGTAGTAGGTCTTGAATGGAGTATCCATCGTAAGGCCGGATTTACCGGTCTTAGCATCCCCTTCAATTCCAAGACACACCTTGTTCTTACTTGTCTTTGCCGTTTGCTTCTGCTTGGCGATGAGTGCTTGAATAGCATTCACATCAATCGCTGTTTCTTTCATCTTATTGTTTATCATAATTTTCACCTGTATTCTTTCCATTGTTTAATCAGTTTGTCTACTTCTTCTTGTTGTTCTAGGATAAAGCGCACTTCTTTTGTTCCGATGTGCATCTTAATGTGGAAGTTGTTGTCGTCCCAATTTTGCTTCATAGTAATGAAGTCAACATCTCGCAAATCCACAATCCACTTGTCTTGAGCGGATACATATTCTTGCTGGTAGTCAATCATTCATCCACACCTCCAATCGCTTTCATTCGCTTAAGGAATTCGTAAAACTCTGTATGGTTTACCAATTGCAGAATCTTACCACCACTAGAATAAATCTTGAGCATGACCATGTTATCGGGTTCAATGTCCCAAGAAACATGTTGAATCCTACTAAAGAGAATAAACGCTTTATCTGTCATTATTGCATTGTCGTAAAATTTCATTATAGTCACCTGTAAAGGATAGGGCATTGCACCCATCCGAGCGTCAAAATCTCCACGGCTCACGCTTACGCCGCCCAGAGGAGGACACCTAAACCCCCTTGGAGTGGGATTAGAACCAATCAAGGTTCTCTTCGGTTGCCTCCGAAATCTCCACGACTTGGCCACGGCGCTCCACTACAAGGAGGCCTGCCGTGTTAATGGTAACGGGTTGAAGGCCCTCGTCGGTTTCCCGCTGAGAGGTTCGTCCAACCACCATCACAAGCGAACCGATGCCGAAATCAATCTCAATGTTTTGAGGAATCCAGCAAGTCGTCATGCCGTCTTCTTCGTAGTCAAAGTCGGCTTGAAGGTCGGTAATGTTGATGATGCGGTTGCCGTTAGCAGTTGCAGTCATGTTGATGTTGCACACCGTTCCCGTGGTGATAACGAACCTATCCGTAGAAGGACGGTCGCCAAGTTCCACATGCTTCTCCTCAAGAGAACCAAGATAAGCCACATTATCGGGCAACTTCTCGGCCATGAGTTGAGCCATGTTGATGTTGGAAACATTGCGGTAGAGGTCCCCGTTGGGGTCTTCGTCGTCGTTCATCCGAAGGCTACCAATCGTCTTGTCGGTAAATCCGTAGATGAAACCATCACGGTTACTGTCCTTAATGACAACCATACTCAACCAAGAGAAGGTCTTTGGCGTGAAGTCAATACCGCCTTGGTTCTTGTAAGAGAACTTGTAAGCGGTGTAGTCTTCGTCGTCGTCAACCTTTCCAATGAAGATACCACTACGGCGCATGACCGGGTTAAGAGGTCGTCCGTAGTTTTGGTTCTCTCCACCATTTTGGTAGCGGGGTTGGTTGTCAAGGGGAATGATGATTGAACCATCTTCCAAGTGCTGAACGCATTCGGGAAGATTGGCAACATTCTTCTCTTGGACTTCTCCGTTATGACAACGGGAAACAGAGTAGAATCCGTTTTCCTTCTCTTCCACGATGGCGACGAAGCCGCTCTTGTGAGCGTTGAACGGGTCGTTCTTCCACTCCTCTACTGCACGGCGTCGGTTGTATTCGTTCAAATCTCTTGGCTCCTCAAGAGAGATGAAGAATCCAAAGGCTTGCTTAGCAAGACCACCTTTCTTCTGCGTTTCGTTCCCGGATTTTTGGTTTCGGATTTGTTGGGCGGCGTAAGAGCGCCAAAGAGCAATAGCCATCGGACTATCGCTCGTCACCCCGTTCTCCTTACAAATTTCCTCGTATTTCAATTGAGCATCCTCAACGGGGATGTTCAACTTCTCTGCGGCTTTCACAATTTCGTTTTGCATTTATTTTTTCCCTCCTATATTAGTTGGCCCACCATCCATGATGCAAGTAATTTCGGGGTCATGCTGGTGGAACGCCATTCTCCCTCTCCAATCACTCGCAGGAATTTCAGTTTTGTATTTGATTCAAGGTCACACTTGATAATGTATTCATGAAGACCAACGCAGATTTCCTTAACGGAACGGCCTGCGTAGATTGCTTGATGTATCTTTTCAAGTGAACCATTTACATTTTTATCCATAATTTGTTTTACTATTTCTTCGTATTCGGTTAGACCCTTTTCCAACTGTCGTGTAAGTGTCGTCCCCGTTACCACGCTCGCCTGTAACTCGGTGAGTGTTCTACGCAAATCACCTTGAAGAGAGTATATGAACTCTCCTAATTGGTCTTCGGGAAGGTCATGACCCTCCTTACGCAAAACCTGTTTCACTACTCGCAAAACAAGGTCAAGTGGTAATGGTTTGAAATGGTAATTCGCACAACGGCTCTGTAGTGCGTAGATGATTTTGTTACGG